GCACCGGTAAAGGTAGGCCAGTTATTCCAGACTATGTAGTAGTCATCATTGAGAGTAGCATCAGCAGCTGTACCAATACCGTAACCAGAACCAGTTACGTAATGTGACTCTAATCTTTTAAGCCCTTGTCCTCTATCAGCACCAGACTTACCATCCGCAAGTTTAATGTTTGTAAATTTAAGCATATAAGTATTTAATCAACCAAGTATAATTTATACAAAAAGAACGGGTCCATTTCTGGACCCGCTCTGGTTAATAGTGTAATACTAATAGATCTTAGAAGTATACAGCACTTGATCCTGGAGTGAACTCCTGGCCAAGATTCTGTACAATAATGACGTGATAGTAAAGGTTAGCACCAAAGATATTGTCAACAACACCGTAACGGGTAAGAAGTCCTACGCGTGGTGCGAAGTCGTTCGGTCCGATTGTGCGCTGAACCATAACTGGGATGTATGGGCAATAGATAATACCTGTGTCATAGAACTCAGGTCCCTTATATCCAAGAAGTGCGTACTCAACGTTGGAAGTACCTCCACCGTATACGGTAGGTGAGTAGTTTCCAGACTGAACTTCAGTACGTGTATCACGGTAAACGTTGAAACGTCCACCAAGTGATCCAACCTTGGCAATACCAACAGGTTGTGTATTTACATCACCCTGTACAGGTACCCACTGGAATTCAGGGAGCATCTCAAGGATAGCACATACACGTGGAGTTGCAACAACGAAGTTAGCAGCACCACGACGGTTACGTACAGCAATACGGTTAGCTTCGATAATCAAGCGCTGGTAGAAGTCACGGTTACGCTCAACGAGCCAGCGACCATCAGCAGAAGCAGGGCTCCATACTGAGAAACCAGGTCCAAATCCTGCACCAAGTGCGGACTGGATCATGCGCATAAGCATCTCACGGTCAATCTCAGCTTGGATCTCGTAGCTCATGGCATTAGTGATCTCAGCGTCAATGTCGATTCCGTTCATGTTCTTAAGGTCCTGCTCAAGTTCAACTGACCAACGAGCGCCGAGGCGACGTGTACCAGCTTCAACAGCAGTCTTTTCGAACTTAACTTCAACCTGTGGAATGTTTCCGGTGATCTCGAAAGCAGAAAGGATCTGTGCGACACCTTTGTCCTGATCAGCGAAAGCCCAATATCCAGCATCTCCGGTAAGGTCAGCAGAGCTGGCACCAGTGAAGCGGGTATCAAGAAGCTGATATCCGAGTTCAGTCTGCGGAAGGCCAGCAGAACCGGAAAGACCTGGGGTCTTAGCAGCTTGTCCGCCTGCAGCAGCTTGGGTTTTTCCATCGATTCCAGTACCGAGGTACTCATTCTGGTAAGCATATCGCAAAGCGAATGCAAGACCAACTGGTCCACTCATAGGCTGAACACCAACGATTTCGTTAGTGATAAGCTCTGGGAATGTACGACGAATCATTGGGATAAGCACCTTAGGAAGGCGAGCATCGTTCGGGGCATATGTATCGGCTGAGCTGGAGCCACCTGCTACGTTAGGGTTGAATTGTACTCCACCCTGAGCAGATCCACCAAGAGCTCCACCACCAGTGGAGTTGTCCTCTTCGATACACCATTTCTCTTGGTTCTCCAAGAGTACCGCGGTATTAAGGCGGGTATGATCATCTTCAATAGCTTTAACGCTATCAGATGTATAGTCAAGGACTGGTGCCCACTTCTCCAAAAGAGTAGCAGCACGGTCCTGATCAATAAATGATTGTGGTTTGTTCATAATAATATATTTTTTGTTTTGTTTCGACCTTTCATGGGACTAAATCCCAAGTTACTCAGACACTATTCATGTCTCATTGTTCAGGGTGAAAAATTATTTCATCTTGTCCAGACCCGCAAGATACGGATTCTCTGGTGTAGAAGGTTTTACTTTCTCCTCAACGATTTTAGGAGCATCAGCTTTCACAGTGCGATTACTAATAGCTTCCTCACGAATAACTGCCATTTGCTCTTTTTCCTTCTTGTCGAAGAGACGTGCAGTGTATTCGAAATTCTCTGTGATAAACTTGGCTGATTTATCACTCAAAACTTTCTTAAGATAATTAGCTTTCTTATCACTGTACCTTGAGACTTTCTGCTCAAGTACAAGCTTTGCGCTAGTCTTATCATATGCTTCTTTAAGATGCTCATTCTCTTGCTTGATCTTATCGAACTCAGACTTGAGCTCATCAATTTGAGATTTACCATCTACAATAGCTTCCTTAACTGACTCACTCATAAGTGAAGAGTCAACAGCAAGTACTGAACGAAGATTAGTAAGGACGGAGTATGCTGTCTTATTTTTAGTAGCTTCTTCAATAGCAGCTACAGGCATTGCTTCGTCGATATACTCTTCAATATAACTGGAAATAGACTCAACTAGTTGCTCTTTAAAATCAGATGCACCTTCATTAAGTTCAGTTTCGTATTTTTTAATAACTTGTACCAACTTATTGGCATTATTCTTATCTACAGCTTCAACAACTGTCTGCATCTTAGAAGTATGGTCACTATCAATTCGTGTGACCAGCTCTTCAAGCTTTTCAGCATAGAGTTCATCTTGGCTTGTAAGGGCTGCTTCAACAGAAAGCTCGACTTTCTCTTTAAGAGCCGTTTCAATGACGCTCACGCTCTCTTCGGTGAGGACATCTTGTAGTTCTTTTGGTAATAGGTCTTTATTCATAATTTAAAAGAGTGGTTTTTCTGCTGCTTGTTTTATTCTTGATTCAAGCTTATCGTTAACAGCCGATTGTAAATATTTATTCGCGGCAGCGTAGTTTTTATCAGAAATAGCATCGATAAACCTAACTATCTTGTTTTTGGTTGTATTTTCTTCGGCCATGTTGTTATTTATTAAAGTTTTTTTTAAAATCAAATTTTGTTAATGAATGACATAATCCTTTCAAGTAAGTACTTTTCTACTTCCTTCTTAGGAAGCTTACCCACAGCTCTTTCAAAGTTGTCGTAAATCTCTTCATATTTACCATCATCAGCTAGTACCCATTGCTTTGATTCTAGAATACCATTAACAAAAGCTTTAGGATACGAAGGATCAGCTACACAATCAATAGCAACCAGATTCATGTTTTTGACTGTATTATGCTCTCTACCCTCTTCTAGAGTACCAAGTGCACGAGATGACATACCAACCTTAACACCATCATTTACTAATGCACGGACTATTTTACCGCATGGTGTTGATAATACTTTAGATTTTCCGTAAAAGACATTACCATCCTGAGTCATTTCTGTTACCATATGACATGCTCGCTCAAGATCAACATCTGCTGTTGATGGATGGTTTAGCTCTCCCATTGCACGTCCTGGTTTAACCATCTCTTCATTGTAACGAGCAACTTCACGCTCAAGCTCATGCAACGGATATAGTCTTTTATTCTTATTAACTCCTTCTGCCATCATATAAGGTCCTTTAATAAAAAGGTTTGATGGAGAATCTTTATTAGTTTCCTCTTCAATGATCTCAAATTGATCATTAAGATCAGGATTTTCACATACTAGATTAAGTTTAAGTGACATACTATTATTTATGCCCGAAAGCTACGAAAGCTCTTTTTCTGTTAAGATTAACCACTTATAACCTCTACCCTTGCAGTATTTTCTTGCGGCTTTCCATTTTGCTTGATTTCTAACAAATTGAACTTGCTCATAGATAATATGTTTTTTTTGTTTATATTTTGTAGTTGGTTTTAAAGTTTGTTTATATGGCTTTATTTCTACAAGATATTTAGTAATAGCATTACCTTCTTTAATAACAACATAATTATCTACATGATATCTATGATTGCGTTTTGTTAAAGGGTTATAATAAGGTATAACAACATTCTCACTACCCCATCTAACTACTTTAGGGTTATTGTCGCAAAAACGAAAAAATTTTAATTCTAAACCAGATCTATATATAGCACGTTCACCGATAAATTTATCGATATTTTTAGGTACAAATATACCTTGTCTATATCTAGAATTTTTCTTCATTATCCAACAATGAATAGAGCTGGGTCTGTATCTCCCAATCCCGGTGAAGCTCCTTCCAATAGTTTTGTTTCAAGCTCTGCTTTCTTTTGAGTACCTTCGTTAAGTAAATCATAATTAAGAGCACCACCACCGAGTAGGTTAACACTACCAAACTTACCTCTTACCCTACCGACAGTTATCATTGATAGAGCTAGTGCATATTCATAGACCCACTGCTCTTTAATAACATCTCGTATAGGTCGTTCAATATAACAAGAGACAACCCCGTAAAATCTTTCTGTTATTGGTTGTGGATACATTTTTAAGTACTGTGTACGTGGATCAAACTGTAGATCTTTTCTCAAAGCTAGCACTTTTTCACGTGTATCAATCCATTCTTTCATTGTATACCAGGAAACAAGATCAAAACCATAGTTACCCATTGCATATGAGAAATAGGTTTGTTGTGCTAATGTTTGTTCAAGGGTAAATAAAGTGTTAATACCAGTATTTGAACCTTCTTCGAAATCTGTAACCTCAATAACCTTCCTATAATCCATTACGTCATAGTCGAAAACGTTTTGATATTGAGTTATATCTGCAGCTGAACCTTCTTGTGTTAATGTTTTTCTTTTAGTAGGTTTAAAAGCAGAGAGATTATCAAGTGAGTTATCGATTGCAGTAATATTTGCTACTAGTGAATAATCAAATAGCTCACCAGGCTCGATACCATCTTTAAATGTAGCGCTTAATGAGCTCTGCGCAGAGAATACAGAAGAAAGTACATCGGTTTGTGCTACGTACGTAATATCAGGAGTTTCACCATAAAATTCTGAACTTGGTCCTAATGGATTGGTACCTGCAACTTGTTTAGCTGCAGTATCCATATCAGTATTAGCTAGCGTGTAAAGCATATCAAGTCGAATGCCTTTATTTGTTTCATATAGATTTGAGTCAAAAATCATATACTCGCGTGTATACCCTGCATACTTTGTAAAATATTCAACTGCTATTTGAATATTCTCTCTAAGTTGATCAGAGTGGATCTCAACAGATACAAGTGGGTATCCTAGTGATCTTTTAATCCTATCACCTAGTCTATCATACGTATCAATCTTATTATTAAGATTTGTTGATAAGAATGCCGATAAAGGTGAAATAACACATGCGGAAGCCATGTAATTATTTATGCCGATGACTAAATAATTGTATGGCTAATAATGCAGAATCTAAAAATGGATATGTAAATTTTAATCTTTGTAGGTCTTTTAATCAACATATTAAAACTTCAATGACGATTTTAACCGGAGCTGCGATTCCTGGCGAAGCAGCAGCAACCAGTACAACAGGTTTAGCTTTAACAGGTGGACATCCTTGCTCGGAAATAACTATATGGAATAGGACAACTAATACTCTTACAGTTTATGATAATGATTATTCAGATGCTTTGAACGGGTTTATACTCTCAGCAGGTGAGCAGTTTACTTTCAGAGGCTTAACTAATGTTGCGCAAGTGTCAGCAACGGCCACAACCGCTGGTAAAATTTACTATAGAGCACAATATTACAGCTCTAATCCATCACGATAGAGTTTAGATATCATCAGCTGCTCCAGCTCCAGAGGTATCTGTCTCAACATCTGTATCAACATCTGCTTCTGTTGCGTCGCCAGCTTCTGCAGCTGGACCACCACCAAACTCTGGAATACCCCCATCACCAGCAACTCCTCCTCCTTCGCCACCGACCGCTCCTTCGACTCCTCCAGCAGCAGCAGCCATTTGCTCTTTCCAAAGCGGACCACCAGCTTGAATTTGGCTTAATTCCCATTGCATCTCTGCATCCTTACGGAGGAACTCTCTGTTAGCAAGAATATCACGATCCTTCCAACCAAGATACTTCTTCTGTGCGTAAGTAGTAGAGATAAATTCGTTAGATGCTAAATTATTAAAGTTAGCAGCTTTAAGCTCAAGCTTCTGACTTTGGCGCATTTCAAAGTAATTAGATGGTACGTTGAATACAATATCTAAATTAGTCTCTGCCAAGTTATACTCCTCCCACAACCCACGAAGTTTAAGGTGAGTAGTAAATCCTTTCTTAATAGCCGCGGCAAACTTCTGTTGCTGCCGAATAACAAACTTTGCGAACTTAAGCTCTTCACGTAAGATAGATGAAGGATCTACAGTACGATCTTCTGGATCGATACGAGTAGTTGGCACTTTAAGTGCTCTATATAGCTTCTTAATAAAGTACATTAAGTCTGCCAACTCACCTAGATTAGCACCTCCAGGAAGCTGAGTAACAGAAGTACCTTCAGAGCCTTGACGTTTAGCAAACCAGAAGGCATCAAGCATTGATTGTGGATTAAACTTATTAACTACATTAGTTTGGTCGTTGTCAAATGTCTTGCGAGCCCAATAGTTCTGAATAAGCTTTCGTAGATATGCTTCAGCTTTTGGTGGAGCCATATTACCAACATCAACGTTAAATACGAGACGTTCTGGAGCTCTTACCAACCGATAGATAACAATAGCATCTTCAATAAGAGAAAGCTGACGATATGGTCGACGAGCGTTCTCAAGGAAAGGAATAACATAGTCCTTAGTATCGTTATAAACTCCAGAATTAACATAAACCAATTGATTCTGCTCCATAGGAATCATTTCTGTCTTCTCGACTTTATCTGGCTGCGTGGGGCTAAAGATTGGCTTCTTATAGATATAACCCTTAACTAGCATATTCTGAATATTATTATAAACAGGTTCAACAATTTCAGCAGGTATGTTAATTAAACCAAGAACACCCTCTTTAACATAATCATCATGTAGAATCATTTCAAAGAACACCTCACCCTCAACTAATAGCTGCCTAAAATATTGCCAACCTTTATGTTTAAGCTCGAAATAATCGATAAATTTAGAAAACTCTTCATCGATATCCTTTTTCTCATCAACGGTTAGATCAATATTTTCATAGTTAATAGTAGCTACCCTACCATTTTCATCTACATTAATAAATTCATCACAAATCTCATCAAGTGCATCAGCGACTTCAGAATACGCTGACATTATACGATAATCTCTTAATCTTCCACCTTTATCAGCGTCAAGATTAGCATACATTACATCAGCAAAGGAACTATCTTTACCAAAGTCTCCTATTGGAATATTATTATATGGGTTAGAAGAACTAACTGATGACTTAACTAAGGCCTCTGCTCTTTGTGTACCATTTTTCGCAAAGTACTTATACTTACTGTTAAGAGCATCATCTTCAGTCTGAGCATATGGCAACCTGTTCTGAATGTATTGAACCAAGTTTCTACCGAAAGAAGAAGCTTTACCGTCACCTTGATTTTGATTTGGAGAATTAGAAGCCATCGTATATATTTAATTAGATATGAAGTAGAATCCAGAGATATTAGCTGATGTAGTAAATCCTGCTGGGTTTTTAATAATAAGATCAAATCTACTATTTGACCCTGAAAGATATGGGAATGTAATATTCATTACATCGTTAGTAATTACATTCCATGCTGAATTAGGTAGTATAAATCCTGAGAGTAATCCAGTGTATAGTGTACTAATACCAGTGAAGCTTGTAAATAAACTAGTATCATTTGAGCTAAGCATAACAAACTCTGTCTCGTTATAATTACCACCTAAGAAAGTATATGAATACGCTTCTAAATCTGAAGCGGTCTTTGCTATAGTTACTGGATCACCGTTAGTTTCTATAACGTTAGTACCAGAAGTATTAAAATATATGTTAGTTAACTCTGGTATACCGGAAAGATTTATTGTTTCAGTTTCTGCAACACTCGATAAATTAGTAAAGAAGTTATCATAATCAAGAGACGATAAAGGTTGTTGAAAGTTGAACCTACTATCTACATTGACAAAATTTTGCTCAATAAAGTATATTGGGCTTGAGATTTCATTTTTATTCCTAAATAACCAACCTTTAATTGTAAAAGAAGTATCACCAACAACTCTAAACTTTTCACTATATGTAGTTTCAGTAGGATTATTTAAGGTAATATTTTGATCCCATAAAACTTCCGTTCGTATTTCCACCGGTGCTCCAGATAACGATGTAGGTTCCTCCCATGCGAGAACAATATACGGGTTAGTGTAGGGGACAAAGTTAGATACTATCTGCTCCATGTCTTGCATATACCGACACATTATGGACATATTAACTTGCAAATTAACCGGTACAGGAGTTCTAATTGCCGTGGCAGTATTACTACTTTGATAGTTTTCAAAGTTATTCAACTTATTAAAGACTCTATCATTATCATATGATATAGATGCTAAATCAATTGAAACCACTGGTAGTGTTAGATTTTGAGCTTTATTAACTATATCATACATGATACGTTGCTTAGGAGCAAAAACATATCTTACCTCGACATTTTGTCGCGCATTACCATTTTTATCATAACGCTTGATAACAGTATCATCAAACGCAGCAGTAAACTGAGTAAGTAAATTTTTTATTTCAAAATTGTACGTATAATTCTTCAAAGCTACTATTATTTAATTAAACAAACCTGTCTACAAAGTATTTTGGTAGCTTATGCTTAGACTTTAATATGGCATTTACAATAGTACCGTCAAGAATATACGTAATACATTCATCTTTTTTCGATCTCACACCTCTACCGCATGATTGAATTAAGGAACATAACATTTTATTCTGATACCAATCGAAATCATTTTTCATCATTCGTTCAATACGAACATCTTTAGTAGGTAAGAAGGGAGCTTTAACAATTATTTGAAACTTTGCAAGATCACCCTTTAGGTCCACTCCATATGACATTGAAGGTGATACTAATACAGTAGGATCTGGATCTGTCATATGAGCTTCTAGAATCTCTTCATTTCTAACACCCGGTTCACGATATAAAAATCTACTATCATGCAAAATATTTGATATCTTAAGAGTAATTGAGTTGTTTTGTGAGTGAATAATACCTTTATCACTCTTATGATGCTCACATATCTCACCAATCTGTTTAATAATCCTTGGTAAGTACTTATCCATTGTATGGTAGTTAAGCTTATATTTAGGGTTACATATGATAGGAGCTTTCTTAGGATCGAAACTTGACTCAGCTTCAACATATTTGTAATCTGTAATACCAAGACTTTTGCAAAAGTTATCCGGGTCAATAATAGTAGCTGACATTAGGATAACCTTATCAGCAAACTCGAATAATCTATGAGCAAGCTTATCAACTTTTAGAGGCATAAAAGTAATTGACTGTCTGTCCTTTTCAAATACATACTCTGACTCATCCCATGAATCAATAACTAGCTCAACTTTACTATGAATATTGATCAAACGTGTCATCATTGAAGTAAGATCTTGAATAGCTTTCTGATTCTTACTCTTCTTATTAGCAATAATATCCTTTAAATCCTCAATCTTATCTGTAATATCAACAGCAACTCCACTTAACCATTTAACAGCAGAGTTATTACTCATATATGGCTTAATATCAACATCCAATCTACTCAAAAAGTCATAGTCAATTACACATGTAAACTCTTTAACAAGCTGATCTTCAAGCTCAGATGCTTCATCACATATTAGAAACTGCCTCTTCTTAAGATGATCAGGTAAAGCAAAGAACATATTATAGTTAAGAGTATTGAACTTTGACACTAAAGTCTTATTTCGCTGCTCATAATATGGACACTTACACTCAGCCCAACACTGACGTTTTAGACTAGGCGCATGTAAACATGGTGCAATATCTACTGGGTATCGATCATCAATAGCGCACTGATAATTAGACTTACCTTTCAAGACTTCTACATCATCAAACAATTCCTTATATTGATCTTGTAGTGCTTTTGTTATGGTTAACGCTGTTGTCCCAAACGCTCTCTCGTTATCACAATCTTCTTCATAATTGTACCCAGTAGAAGAACGCTTGTATGCTAAGTAGCTAGTAACAATATCTCTAAACTCTTTACTACTACTATCGGACGCGTTACCTAAGGTCTTAGATACAAACGATTTACCTGAACCTGTCGGCGCGTTACAAATAACAAACTTATGTCCATTATCAAAAGCATCATCTATATTCTTGAGAAGCTTTACTTGTGAAGGGTTAGGATCATAACCTTCTGGAAATTTTTGTAGTAGTCTAGATATCACTAAACTAATTGTAGTCTACTAACTATATTAATCAACGTCTCTTAGCGGTAGAATGTAAACTAATTCATCATACAGTTTTGACTTCTTAGATGAATCTAACAACTTAACCTGTAAATCTAAATCTTGTATATTTAAAAATATCTTAGTCTTGTAGTTAAGAGTTGTTACAGTACCTTCTTTACTAATATCATAAGGGTAAGGTACTTCATATATACGGGTCCGTTCGCCATCCTCTAAAGTTAATCTTGCATAATGCTGTTTAACTTGAAATATTTTAAGTTTACCTTTCCGAATAATCTTCTTATCAGTCTTAATTACTATAGTTTCTAGCAAATAAGGTTTAATATATTCAGAAAAGTTTTCAAGTGATGTAGTCATGAGTTCAGATAACCAGCTTTTTGCTCAGCTGACATAGGGTAGATGTTTTCGTTAAAATAAGGCCAGAACTCTGAAGCTGGAATCTCTTTAATTAGATCAACTTGATTACAGTTAATAGTTCTATAATTCTGCAGTAATATATCCCACACCACTAATAAGTTATCTGCTGCTTCATTAATCTTTTTTGGGCCTTTTGGTGGTCTGTAGTTTAATGTAGTTCTTCCATTTACAGAGTTTAAAAGATCATATGATTTTGTGCAAAGCATACGCCTTGTTGCAACATCGCCCGGTCTCGGATCACGTCTTACAAATCGAACATCACATACATTGTTCAAAAGTATGCTATCCAACGCTGACCTTTGAACAATCACTCCTTAAGTGTGCAAATACCAAACAAGCGATCTTCATTTAAGAAGATACCCTTTTTAAGTTTCTTACCATTTATATCTAGATTAGAAATACTAACTCCTAGATTGTTAGGGAAGATAACAACATCACCTACCTTAACATACTCAGTTTTTGGTCCTGTAAGAATGACTCTAGCCTTACGCCAAGCTTTTGTAACAGCGTTAGTTGGAACAAAAATTCCATTACGTTGAATTTCTCCCTCGTCATTTTCATCAACATATTCTACAAGTAGAATATCATCAAAGATAAAATTTAATTCAAAATCATCCGTAAGACCAATATCACCTTCACTATGTGTAGAGAGGTCAATTAGATGTTTCTGAGAAGGTAGACGGTCAATACTTTCATGTGCAGGCATATAGATATTTAGCTAGTGTTTTAAAATAATCAACTTACATTTCCATATAAGATTTTAACTCTCTAACCGAAATATGCTTATTCTTTGCTATAAGCTCTAGATGCTCAACTTCTTCAGTCTTATCCTTCTTCCTTTTCTTTACGTAATTAATACGTTTAAACTGAAGACGAGGTATTACATTATAATAAAGACGGTACGTTCTTTGCTTATCATCAAAGATACCACCATACTTATTAAGAATATTATTTGCAAAAGATACTGTGTCCTTACTATACATTGAAAACCACCTATTAAGTAAAAATGGTACAAATGCATGCTCCCCTTCTGAATCTAAATAATCCGGCTGCTTCCTTTTATCAGAGAAGAAGAGTTTGTTCTGTAGTTGAAAAAAGTTCATAGTTTAGAGCAAATAAATTCTGCAACAGCTTTAACACTATAACGAGTATTATAATCACTATCTTGCTGATCCTTAACTAATTGTAACATATCTATATCAGAAAGCAAATCCACAATTACATTACCTGTATCGTTTACCCAATCATCTACTTGTACAATATAACTATCTTTATATATTTCATTTTGAGGCAATCTAGGAGATACAACAACCGTACCACTTCGTAAGCCTTCATAATGCCGGAAGGTTTCCATACTTACATTACCTGCTGGGCAAATGACTATCTTTGAGTTATGTAAACGCTCTGAGTATTTTGCTGAATCAAATCCCATATTGAAGCCTTTTGTAATATTAATATCTAGCTTAAGATGTTTATGTGTTTTTAAATCTGTAAAGAACTTAATTATAGGATCCATATAATCTACTCGATTTTGTGATGCCATATGACCAGAAAAAAATACATCTACAGGTCGTTCTTCAATAGGCCTATTTTTTAGTTTCCTATGCTTTTTATTATAACCTAATGGCAGTGGAAAGACATTATTCTCTGCCTGATCTGGTAGTAGGTATGATTTAAATACTAATACATCATCACGATTCTTCCACTCATCAAGAATGCAATCGGTCATATATTCATCATGTACCGCGAGTATAACATTACGGGTTGTCTCACTAAGTACAACTTCATCTCTACGATCCCACTCTGGGGTTACGCTTACAATATGAAGAGTTAGAGCATCAACCTTATCTGTGAGATGTTTGATAATCCCTTGCAAGTAGTTCCACTCGCAAACGTTATCTTCTACACCGTAATATTTAACAATCATTATACAACAATCTTCGTAGTAGCTACAAACTGATCTTTAACTTCTGCATTAAAATAATCAATAACCTCGTGCATAAACGCTTGAGCTTCTTCATCTGACAATTCAGAAGAGAACGCAAAACCAGGAGCCTTTTGACCGGCAATAATATTAATTGCAGTATGACCAACTGCAACATTCTCTAGACTATAGGTAATTGAAACACTCACTTTACCCTCTTCACGGGCTTCTCCATCAGAACCTACAAAGAGTTTTTGCACCATAAGATCGTCACCATCCATTTCAATAGGTGCATCAATTCGCTTACTCAAAAACTTTGCAATCTCTGTATTAAAAAGTCGTTGAAATGATACGGCGCCTAGAGGACCTAAATTAGGAATCTCCCAACAGAAATTAATAGCATCTTCTGAAGCAATAAAGTCATCGGAAAGAGTATCTTCAAGATCGATAAGATTCTCAGTTACATCCATCGGTGCTCGAAAAGCAACAATATTACCTACAGGGGAGACTTCTTTTCGAAATTGTTCATATGCAAAACGCTTATGAATGAAATCGCCATTATACTTTTCTTGTGTTATAATCATATTCTCTTTAATATTATAGTCTAAATCTTCTTAGTATCAACATCTTTATTACGCTTATTAGCTGCTACAAAAATCATTTCATCAAGCATAGTCTCAAATGTATATGTTGGCTCCCATCCAAGCTTTGTTCTAAGCTTTGTAGAGTCTCCTTTTAAGTGCTCAAGCTCCTCTGGTCGTTTAAATTTTTCAGATGTCTTTATGTATTTACTAGCATCAAGACCTAATGTTTTAAATGTATAATCAACTAGCTGTTGAATAGTATTAGATATTCCAGTTGCACAAACATAATTGTCTGGTTTATCTTGTTGAAGCATTAACCACATTGCTTGTACATAATCTTTTGCGTGACCCCAATCACGACTTGCAGCAACATTACCGAGAACAAGATCTTTTTTACGACCTTGCTTAATATCTACTGCACCATTAACAACTTTATTAGTTACAAAGTTCATACCACGTCTTGGTGATTCATGATTGAAAAGAATACCATTACTAATATGCATACCATAACTGTTTTTATAGTTATTACAGATGTTATATGAAAATACTTTTGCACATCCATAAGGACTAACAGGATTAAGTTGTGTAGTTTCTCTCTGAAAACCATCTGCATCAATTGTATTACCAAACATCTCACTTGAAGATGCTTGATAGATTCTTGAATTAGGACAAGTAAGCCTAATTGCTTCTAGCAAATTAAGAGTCCCAAGCCCGGTAGCTTCTGCAGTATAGATTGGAGCATCGAAACTAACACGTACATGTGACTGTGCAGCGAGATTATAAATTTCATGAGGACCTTGCGCTTTTTGTAGCACGCTAACAAGAGAAGACATATCAGTCAAATCTGCGTACACTAGATTAACTCTATCAAAGATATGATCTACTCGAGTTGTATTATATTCTGGTGAAGAGTTACGACGAATTGTCCCCCAAACCTCATACCCTTTATCTAAAAGAAGCTCTGCAAGATAGGATCCATCTTGCCCGTTAATTCCTGTTATCAGCGCTGTTTTCATTCTTTAATTAATTTAACTATATTACGTACATCTTCTTCTGTCATGCCTTGATGATTTGGTACATAGAAGCCATATTTATTGATCATAGTTGATACCGGTATATTAGTATGACCTGTACCAAATTTTCGCCACATTGGTGACATGGTCATTGAGCCTGCAATAAGTGGTCTACATTCAACTCCATTATCACGAAGACGTTTTACGATCTTATCCCTATCATAACTAACAATAGGATAACAAAAGCTTGATATGAAACAGTCTTCTCTATCGATAATATCTAACAAGCTATCTTCATCATCTAGAAGCTCTTGATATAATTTAAAATTCTTATTACGTGCAGCTGAAAACTGATCAATTTTATCTACTTGACGTAAACCGATAACAGCTTGCAAATCTGTTGATCGTACATTTAAACCCGGTAAGTAGAAAGCAAACTGTGCACTGAAATCATCTACTCTATTAGTTGATCGTAATACATTTTTACTACCTTCATCTAGATCTCTATCCCACCCATGGCTGCGAATCATAAGAAGTAGTTCATTAATCTCATCGTAATTAGTGCAGACCATTCCTCCTTCAATAGTAGAAATATGATGGCCATAATACATAGAGTAAAAACTCATAATACCAAATGTACCAAGTTTTTTACCTTTATACTCTGAACCCATACTCTCACAGACGTCTTCAATAAGAAGAACATCATAAGTATCGCAAAGCTCAACAATCTTATCCATGTCAGGTACTAACCCTAAAACAGATACTAAAATAAATGCTGATGGATTCTGACGTTTAAAAATCCATTCTAGTCTATCGAGATCTACTGAAAGATCTTGTTCATTAGCATCAATAAGAATAGGATCAAGACCTAACATTAGAGGTGAACTAACATCAGTAGCCCAACTTAAGTCAGGTACAACAATTTTATTATTCTTTAGCTTACCTCCAAACTTAAGTGCAGCAAGACCTAGTAAGATAGCAGATGATCCAGAGTTAACAAAAACTGAATGCTTAGTACCAAGCCAATCAGAGAACTTTGATTCATACTCTTTAGTTATAGGACCTTTTGTAAGTTGAGGTATTTCTGGTTGATTAAGCCAATTAATAAGACCACAGATATCCTCACGATCAATTGTATCAGATACAAGCTTAATAGGTTTCATACCTATATTATAAGGTTTTTTCCCAGATTGCAAGTGTATGTTCGAAGGGATTTCCTTCAATATTTTTAACTAATGTTAGCATATCATCTGCTAACTCCCTAATTTCTTTTTGAGCATGCTCACTATTACGTAGCTTTTGAAAGTTAGCAAAAGAACGCATATTAAACGTTACATCAGCTTGAATCTTCGAATTATATGTCTTAAAGAATCGTGCACTTTCCTTAGCTCTTTTACGTCCAAGTATAGGTTCTAATGCTTGAATAGCTTCATGATACAAAGTATTACCAGCTGCTGTATAAACTTCTAATTGAATTTTCCAATCATCAGGCCAATCATCAGGAATAAAAGTCTTATCCTCTTTTAGTTCTTTGTATCTTGCCGACTCAGCATTGATCGAAGCCAATCTATGCTTAAGTAGATGAATATGACTGGCAATATCACAATCAATAAGGAAATGGACTGTACCTTTCTCAAAAGGGGTCTCGTGTCCGTTGCTCCAAAGCATGTCGATAAGCTTCGGAATTCTCTTTCGTTTCTTTTCATTTAAATCTCTACTAGTTGATGTCCATGCGCTGCAAGCAATAACCTCATCACTACCGTAATATCCTAAAAGCTCTACCGTGTTATTCATTTAATACTGAATTATAGACTGACTCTATACCATTTGCAAATGATTTAAACTCAAATTCAGGAAATAATTCTCTCATTTTCTTATTACAAACATCTTTTCTTATTTGACCATCAGGCATTAGTGTATCAAAGTTCAAAATTAAATCCTTATCTAAAATATCTAGAGCAATTTCTGCCATCTCTCTAATAGAATGGCATTCATCACCAGCAACATTAAAGTCTGTCTTAAGTATTTTATCTAAGCCTTGTACGATAATATCAGCAAGATCACTTGCATGTATAAATTGTCTTAATGGTTTACCTGTTCCAAATAATTTAAGAACTGTTTCTTCACTCTCTACACAATTCTGAATCTTCTTAATTAATGCAGTTACAAAATGCGCTTTCTTTTCATTATTAAAATTATCATATTGGCTATAAAGATTACAAGCATATATAGTTGAATAATCTACACCATATTTCTCCCTATATAATTCAATTTGCGTGCCCATGACTCTTTTAGCCATAGCATAACCGAAGTTAGTTGGCGTAGGAGGCCCTAGATGTAAATAATTTTCTTCTAGAGGGTAGTAGTCCCCCGGTAGAGCATCCGGATAAACACAAGTACTTGAAACACCGATAAGTTTTCTTACTCCATATTTATAAGCTTCATGAACAACATTTGTATTCATTAAGATATTCTGCTCAAGAAACTCAATTGGAT